GTTTGTATCGGAATCTAGTTTATGCTATGACGTAGGAAATAGTTCAATCACAGACATAGAACATCCGGCTATGCCAAACAGACAACAATGGGCAAATAAATTAGCATATACAGAATGGACAACTGACGAAATTAGAGACGGTATACCATGGAGAAGAATTAGAGAAAGGTTGTTAGAAAAATACATTAAATAAAATTATGAAAATAGTACATGATAAAAGAAAAGGTGTTATTGATCCAATTGAATGGGAACCTTATACAGGTGAAACAGTTATTGTGAGGACTGTGATAAAAGGTGGAAAGAAAACTCAAGAAACTGCTTTTTTTGAGGACAAAGTCAAGGCGGTTCCAACGGGAAATGCTTATTGTATTGGTAACGGACCAAGTCGTAAAAATTTTGATTTAACCTTATTAAAATCTACCGGACAAACGTATGGGTGTAATGCATTATATAGAGATTTTACTCCAGACTATTTGTTTACAGTTGATAGACAAATGACAAAAGAAATTGTAGAAAATGAAGTTGATAAAAAAACTGTATGTTATGCTCCTAGTTTGGAAGTAAATGCATATCCAGAAGCAAAATTAAATCTTATCCCGTACAACCAACACTATACCAGTGGTAATCAAGCCATATGGACAGCGGCCATACACGGTCATAAAAATATCTACCTAATTGGATTTGATTTTAGAGAATACGGTAAGGGAGAACTAAACAACATTTATCAAGATTCAAAAAATTATGGAGAAAGAAATAGTGATATGATCTTTACTGAATGGTACAGTACTTTTCGAAAAATAATTAAACAACGACCTTATTGTAATTTTATAATTGTTCATGACGATCCACCAAACTACCTGTACAATACTCAAACAGGGACAGATCTAGGCAATACTAAATTAATAACTTATAGAGAATTTACAGAGTCAATCCTAAATTAAGTTTTTGTAGTTTGCTACGCCAACTGTAAAAGGATTTATTGTGATTTGCTGTCTTGTCTTTTTTTATGGTCATTTGCCATAAATGAATCATTTCATGTGCTAGTGTTTCAACAAAATCTTTCCAAGTAGGATACTTATAATTCATATCTATATAATACTCTATAGAACGATGTTCTATGTGAGGTATGTTACCTTCCGGAACTTTTACTACCCGAGCGTCCCAGGCACAGATGCACTGTCCCCAGCAATCCTTTAATCTTCTTATGTAAAAAGGAGGCATTTTTAATGAGTTCTCAAATAGTCCTTTGTTTAATATATTGAACCAACTCTGACATTGTGCCACTGTTGGTCTATGATCCGTTACTTTGGCTCTTTTTTCTAGAGCATTTTTTACCTGATATCGCACTTTTTTAAGTGCTAATTTTGATACTTTTTTTTGTTTTTTTAACTTCATATAAAGTACGCACATAATGGGTGGTTGACTTTATTACCATATGTGCTATAATATAATTATCAAAAATTACCATGCGTAAAACAACTAACATTTCTATATCAACAATTGAAGCCGCTATACGTGTTTTAGCGTATAATGAGTATTTTTGGGAAGGATTTCAACCTCATCATAAAGACAAAAAAACAGTGATAAGTTTGGCCGACTCACCTTATACTTGGACAGAGAAACAGGCAAAACTGGCTTTGGCAATACTAAAAAGATATCACACACTTTTTCAAAAATATCAAATTGACCTTTCTGACTTATTAAACAATCCCATATATGAAAATCCTTTTAGAATAATTGACTTTGTTAAATCGGTTGATGTTTATGTCGACGAAGAATTAAAGAAAGAGATTATTGAATTAAAATTTCCGTACGATGAAAAAATTATTAGACTGATAAGGTGCTTAAAAAATCATAAAACAGAAAGTTTATTACCAATGAGTTATGACGGAGAATCAAAAAAATGGATCATACCTTACACCGAAGTTACTTGTTATTATGTAACATTGATAGCAGTGAGATATGACTTCAAAATTTTGAATACTGTTTTACTAGACGATTACGAGGAAATAAAAAAAGAAAAAATTTTATATAAAACTCCTTGTATTAAATTTGAAAATAAAGAATTATCTATAGTAAACGGTAATGAAAATTTAATAAACTGGTGGAACGAATATCAAAAGAAAAATATTTTACATCAATTTGACGTAATAAAAAATTTACAACTTGATTCCTTAATACCTAAAATTGATTTAACCGATAACAAATTATCAGAAAAAATTGCTTTATCGATGAAAACAGATTTGTGGATAGATAGAACAAAATATTCAAAAGTAGATTTTTTAAAAGCATTAGAAGAATTAGATATGTTTCCAGCAATAGCACCCATGAGCGGACTTCTTGAAAATTTTAAACAAGTAACCGAATTTGAAGAATGGTATGAAGCATTTTATAAAATGAACTATGATGTAAATCAAATAGCCTGGGGGGTAACACTAGAAGATCCACCAGATGTTTATAATTCACAAAGAGAAAAAGATTTTGTGTATGCTGGAGACCCGGATTACATTTATGGTAAAGATACATCATTGAGCGATAGAATGTCGATGCAGGATAGATGGTTTAATATAGTGTTAGAATCCAAGGCATCAAAATACATAGATAAAAATACCAAAATTATAATCATTCGAAACAGAATACCAAGAACACTAATCAAATCAAAAGTAAAAATAAAATGTAGTTTTGCTTTACAAGATACCGTATTTTGGCCAACATCGTCGGAATCTATTAAGAGAATGGTTGATAACCTTCCAAAAAGATTGTATTATATTAGTACAAAACCAAGTTTTTAAAACTGATATAAAATAATTATGAGTTCATGTAAATTAGTAATTAAGGATGAAGTGAATGTTAAATTTGAAGATTTATCATTAGAGTTTCGTAAAAAATTACACAATAAATTTAAATTTGAGATTCCGTATGCCCGTCATTTACCGGCAGTGAAATTAGGAAGATGGGATGGAAAAGTTAGTTTTTTTGGTTTGGGGGGCACCAGTTATCTAGCATTAGTGCCTCAAATTTTACCAATACTCGAAGAACATAATGTTTATGTCGACCTTAACGACGAGCGTGAAAATCATAATTTTGAATTTAAACTAATAGATAAAAATTATTTAAGTGATATTACTTGGCCCACAAATCATCCGTGTGGAGGACAACCAATAGAATTACGAGACTATCAAGTTGAAATAATTAATAAATTTTTAGAAAATCCTCAGTGTATACAAGAAGTTGCCACTGGTGCAGGTAAAACAATTATCACTGCCGCACTATGTAAACTAGTCGAAGATTACGGAAGAACATTAACAATAGTTCCAAATAAAAGTTTAGTAACACAAACCGAGGACGATTTTCTTGCTTGTAATTTGGATGTGGGAGTTTATTATGGAGATCGCAAAGAACTAGGAAGACAAAACACAATAGCCACTTGGCAATCTCTTAATGTGCTAGAAAAAAGAAGTAAAGACGATCACTCTACTGAATTTTTAGAAGCAATACAAAATGTCAATACAATTATAGTTGATGAGGTACATATGGCCAAAGCCGATGTTTTAAAAAGAATGTTGACAGGACCATTTGCTCATTGTGGTATACGTTGGGGTCTCACAGGAACAGTGCCTAAAGCAGATTTTGAATTTTATGGATTAAAATGTTCAATTGGTGAAGTTGTAAATAAAATACCCGCTAAAGAATTACAAGACAAAGGAGTGTTAGCGAAATGTGATGTAAATATTTTACAAACACAAGATCATCCTGCATTTAAAAATTATCAAGAAGAATTAAAATGGCTGACAACAGACGAAACACGAATGGAATGGATTGCTAAAACTGTTGACAGTATAGCAAGTTCAGGTAATACATTAATTTTAGTTGATAGAATATCTGCTGGAGAGATTTTAGAAAAAAAATTGAAAGGATCAACTTTTATTTCGGGAGCAACAAAAAATATAGATAGAAAGGAACACTATGATGAAGTATCTACTGCAACAAATAAAATTATTATTGCCACATATGGAGTTGCCAGTGTTGGCATTAATATCCCTCGTATTTTTAATTTGGTTCTTATAGAACCTGGTAAATCGTTTGTCAGAGTAATACAATCGATAGGACGAGGAATAAGAAAAGCCGAAGACAAAGATTCAGTACAGATCTGGGATATAACCAGTTCGTGTAAATTTGCAAAAAGACATTTAACTGAAAGAAAAAAGTTTTACAAAGAGGCAAATTACCCTTATAATATAGATAAAATAAATTATGAAAATCCTTACATTAGAAAATAGAACATATACCTTAGAAAAAATACCAGAGTATGTTGACGATAATTTGAGATTTGCAGTTTTAGATAATAGCAATCCTGCTGATCCAGATTATTTTTATGTGCCTTTAATTTTTTTAGAATCTTTTAACGCCCCGGCGGCTGTTTTGTCTATTGGAAACTACAAGATCAAAATGCCGTTAGATTGGAAAATGATTGTAGGTGATCCAGAGGAAGGCGAATTATTTGTTATGCCTATCACTAGTTTAAATGATAGAGGCTTTGAAGCATTTGTGTTTAATCCAATGACTAGTGCCAAACCCGACTTTATGCTAGTTGATATAGAAGACATCTATCAAGAAGTAAAATGGTATTTTCCAAAATTAAAATCAGGACAGATATTGGCAGTTCCGTTAGAAGACGGTAAGGATCCCAAGTGTGCTTATTTTGTTAAAGATATATCAAGACAGTCTGAACAACTGGATTATGGATCGGTATGGTAAAAGAAAAAAATAGAAAATTTTTTGAGCTCAGGAATGGCATGAAAGCCGTTGATTTTCGTAATAAGGATTATTACGATCGTATCGATGATAAAGAAAAAAGTTTATATTCTCCATATATGATCATGAGATATGCTAGTTCTGTATCCGGCGATAAATTTTATCAAGAACACTATGTTGAGATGATTAACGAATGTGTTAACAAACATCTTTTTACATTATCCAGCAAACACAAAAAACTCTGCTGGATATTGACTGCCATGTGTGGTGGATTAAAACAACAGTTTCATCCATGGGTCAAACCAATGAAGAAGACAGTTAATAAAAGTATGCAACAACTGTTGGAAATATATCCTCATATGAAGGAAGACGACATTGAAACCCTTGACAAGATATTAACCGATGCCGAGCTCGAAGAAATATTAGAATTATATGGAAAACAATCTTAATACTTGTACATACTGTAATAAAACTTTTCAAAAAGAAAGAACATTACAAGTTCATGTATGCGAACCCAAAAGAAGACATTTGCAAAAGGACGAAAAATGGGTTAAAAATGGATTCATGGTTTTTCAAAAATTTTATGAGGTTCATCAAAACACAGGAAAGCCAAAGACATACAAACAATTTTGCGAATCATCATACTATAATGCATTTGTAAAATTTGGTAGATATCTTATGTATATCAATCCATTATATCCAGAAAAATATATTGATTTTATTGTGAGATCAAAAGTTAAATTAGATCATTGGGCAAGAGATGAATTATATGAATCTTACTTAATTGAAACTTTAAAAACAGAACCTTTAGAATCTGCTCTACAAAGATCTATTAAAACAATGATGGAATGGGCTGATGAACAAAAAGTACAATGGGCAGATTATTTTCGTTTAGTTAGTACCAATAGAGCAGTTTCACATATACAAAAAGGCAGTATATCTCCATGGTTGATCCTCGGATGTCCTGCGGGTAAAAAAATGTTGAAATCTTTTTCGGATGAACAATTACAAATGGTGCAACGATTTATAAATCCCGAATTTTGGTCTAACAAATTTAGATCAAATCCGGCCGATGCAATTTTTGTAAACGAAACAGCCAAGGAGGCAAGAATTGAGTAAGAGCAAAAATATAAAACAAGGATTAGAAATTGGACCGGGAGACAGTGTTTTGGTCATAGGCAGTGACGGGAAACTTAAAAAGATAGTTGTCTCTGGATTGAGCAGTGAAGACCCTCGTACAGAAGGAACCAAGAAAGTGTTTGAAATATTAAAACTTTTTGATCCAATGGCAAAAGTTGACACGTTCGATAATACCGACAGGAAAAGGATGAACTAATGCCTGATGTAGATATAGATTTTTTTGATAGAGAAAATGCGTTGAAGTTATTCAAACACATTCCGGCTTCTATAATAAAAAAAGAAAATGCCGAGAAACATAAAACAGGAATATATTTTCACGATGCTCCGGTTGACCCATTGAGAGGTTTTTGTAGTTTAGATTATAAAAGAGCAGAAGATAGAAAATATTTTAAGATCGATTGTTTAAATGTTAGTGTTTACGAAAAAGTTAAATCCGAAGAACACTTAATTGAATTAATGTTGACAGAACCCGATTGGAATATGTTATTAGATATAAATGTTGTAAATCAATTGTTCCATCTGAACGGACATTTTGACATTGTCTCAAAACTCGAGCCTAAAAATATTGAACAACTTGCGGCTGTATTGGCAATTATAAGACCAGCAAAAAGAGGATTGATGTATAAAGACTGGAACACAATATTAACCGATGTTTGGACACGTCCAACAGATGGTAGTTATTTTTTTAAAAAATCTCATGCGATTGCTTATGCTCAGTTGATAGTTGTGCAGATGAATCTAATTTCAAATGATAAATACATTTTTGATGCACCATCAGAAAAAGAAAAAACTTAAAAAATCAAAAAAAAGAAATCAACAAACATCAATAGAGTATAGTTCGTATCAGCCAAATAATCCACTGACTATATATTACTTGAAATACATTGAGAAAAAACCTAACTAGGTCTTCTCATTAATTGAATTGTTCTTCTTTTAATTCGTTTTCTAGATATCTCATCGAGCCTAAGCACAGGACCGTGTACAACTTCGATATCTTTAGTGGTAAGTGTTACCAGTGTAGATCTAAAGTATTGGAAATCTTTTTTTAAAAATATGTTAATAGGTATTTTTCTATTTGATTCCCACCACCATATTTCACCATATTTCAAAAAATCCATTTTATCTTCCGGAGACATGATTCTACTATAATCATAAAAACTCGTCACTTGATTATCTTGGTTTTGTACGATCCCCACAAACTCCATATCTCCCTTTCGTATAAGAGATAAAAATGGAAATTTCTTTCTTAATGTTTCAAAAATTTCATTCATATGTTTCAATAAATACTGTTAAATATGTGTTATGCAAACAGTTACAAGGTATTTAATAAACAATGTGGTAATAGCCTACATTAATGGTTATAATGGAAGGAACTCAAAAGTGTACGATAGACGTCTAAAAGTGTATAAAGGTGTATCAAATCCAATAACATTTGTATTCAAAAACGAAGATCAAGCCGTACAAAGCATTACGACCAAAGAATTTGAATTTGATCTGATCGACACAAAAAACGACAGATCGGTGATCAAAAAAACATTAACACTTGTGGACGATGGGTCAACTGTTAGCACGAGAGGAAAAGCAACAGTAACATTAACCGACGGAGATTTATTAGATCTAGAGCCGGGATTTTACAATTACAGTGTTAGAGAAATTGCAATAGGAGATGATTCTACTGTGACTTATACTGTGACCTATGCTAACACCTCATATAATTCTGAAGGGACACTTGAGATACTAGACGGTGCATTTCCAAAATTTGTGCCTAGCAATGAAACAATCACATGGCCTGTAACAACAGGACCATATTCAAAAACATCTGCTTACATCGACGGTAAGTCTAGTCAAAATGGTAATAACTCTTTGCACACGATCGCTGTTTATACCAACGGGTTTACTGGAACATTTAAGATACAAGGCACATTGGTCACAACAGCAGTACAAGACTCGGACTTCGCAGACATCACAGCAACTGATCAAAACAACCCAATTACATTTACCAATTCAACCGGAGTCAAATACTTTAATTTCATTGGAGTTTGGGAAAACATCAGATTCAGTTGGCAAAACACCGGCAGTAACAACGGTGTGATTGACAAAATCTTATATAGACAGTAAAATGTAGAATATGAATTTAATTCAGTCTACTATTCTGAATTCGCTTCCTAGCGGAAAGAAAAAAACACCCTCTGGTTGGTTATCTTTTAATGCCCCGTGTTGTATACACAACGGCACAGGTGCTGATAAAAGAAAACGTGGAGGCATCATGACTTCTGCCGACGGTACTTTAAGTTATCATTGTTTTAATTGTGGTTATAAAACTTCGTACGTTGTTGGAAGAAAACTCAATGCGAAAACAAGACAACTCATGAGCTGGTTAGGAATTAGTGAAGAAACTATAAGAAAATTATCAATAGAGGCCATGCGTTATGAAGAATCCGGCAATACATTTGAAACAAAAAAAAATATAAATTTTGCTATCAAACCGTTGCCAAAAAATTCACACACACTAGATTACTGGTTGGAAAAATATATTGCAAAAGATTTAACAGAAGTTCAATATAAAAAAATTGATCAATTATTGAACTACTTAAAAAAAAGAGGTATTTCTCCCGATTGGTATAAATTTTATTATAGTCCGGATCAAACAGGAGATTTCCATAGAAGAGTAATCGTGCCTTTTTATTGGAAAAATAATATAGTAGGACACACAGGAAGAATTTTTGATACAAGAAACAAGGAAGTTAAATATTGGACAGAAACACAACCGGGTTATGTGTTTAACATAGATGTCCAGGATTGGAAAAGAAAGTTTGTGATTGTGACAGAAGGTCCTTTTGATGCTATCACTGTTTCGGGTGTGAGCATTTTAGGTTCAGAGGTCAATGATACGCAGAAAGATATTATAAACAGTTTGAATAGACAGGTAATTGTAGTGCCGGATCAAGACAAAGCCGGAGAAAAACTAATAGACCAAGCAATAGAGTTTGGGTGGTCTGTATCTTTTCCAGAATGGCAAAAAGGAGTTGATGATGTGGCCGAATCTGTGTTACAATATGGAAGATTATATACAATACAGTCGATACTAAAAGGAACAGAAACTAATAAACTTAAGATCGATTTAAAAAGAAAAATAAATGGCTGAATATACATTTGACGTACAAAAACTTTATTTAGAAATGCTAATGGCAGATGCTGAATCATTTGCTAGGGCACAAAATATTTTTGAACCTGCAAATTTTGACAGGAAACTACAACCAATTGCAAAATTTGTTAAGGATTATGTCGATGAATATAAAGTCATGCCCGACGTTGAACAAATTAATGCTGTACATGATACAAAATTAAAAACTGCAAAGGATCTAGATCCGGCACATTTTAATTGGCTACTAGATGAATTTGAAACATTTTCTAGGCACAAATCGATGGAGAGAGCAATACTAGAGTCTGCAGATTTACTTGAAAAGGGAGATTATAATCCAGTAGAAGACAAGATCAAAGCGGCTGTTAGTATAAGTCTTACTAAAGATCTAGGAACAGACTATTTTGAAAATCCTAAAAAACGATTAGAAGATCTTAAGAGTGCCAACGGACAGGTTAGTACAGGATGGACAAATGTAGATAAAAAATTGTTTGGCGGATTTAATAAAGGAGAATTAAACATTTTTGCTGGAGGATCGGGTGCAGGTAAATCTATTTTCCTACAGAATCTTGCTGTGAATTGGGCAACTGCCGGATTGAATACTTGCTATCTTTCATTTGAATTGAGTGAATCATTGGTGGCAATGAGACTCGATGCCATGATGTCCGGAATAGCAACAAAAAGAATATTTCCAGAAATTGACAACGTGGAAATGAAAGTAAAAATGATTGAGAAAAAATCCGGTGCTTTACAGATAAAATATCTACCAAGTGGTAGTAATGTAAATGACATTAAAGCATATCTCAAAGAACTTGAATTGAAAAATAAAAAGAAATTTGATTGTATATTGATTGATTATTTGGATCTGATGATGCCTAAAAGTAAACGTATCAGTCCTGCAGATCTTTTTATAAAAGACAAATATGTATCGGAAGAACTTAGAAATTTCGCAACTGAATCTCAGATGATTATGGTAACAGCATCACAATTGAATAGAGCATCAGTTGAAGAAATCGAGTTTGACCATTCACATATTTCGGGAGGGTTGAGTAAGATTCAAACAGCAGATAACGTGATTGGTATCTTTACAAGTCGTGCAATGAAAGAGCGTGGACGTTATCAAATACAGTTTATGAAAACAAGAAGTTCAAGCGGGGTGGGACAAAAAGTGGATTTAGAATTTGATTTAGATACTCTTAGAATAAAAGATTTACTCGAAGAGGAAGGCGATCATTCACAATTTAAAAAACCAGCAACAGCAATGTACGATTCTTTAAAACAAAAAAGTAAAATTATTAATGATAGTAACAAAAATATTACTATCGATCCTACAAAAGGAAACGACATAGGTAAAGTTAAAGCCACGGTCGAGGGGGCCAAGTTGAGACAATTATTAAACGATTTACACTCAGATGAAGAGCAATAATAGGCATAGTTTATGATAAATAGTGTCTGTAAAAAAAATGAAAAAACAACATTTCATAAAAGTTACCATATAGAAAAAATCAATTAAAATTCCCAGAAATTTAAAGAATTTGTGAATGGCTTTAAAGCCACACAAAAATAAGGAGAAAACTATGAAAATAACAAAGAAAAAAATAGGCCTAGGTGTAGCGATTATTATTGCACTTGGCATATTATGGTCGGTTTTAAAACCGGCTCCAGCAGAAGCGGCTGATATGAAAGTTTATGGTTCACTAAACTATATGCTTTCTAACAACGAAGACGCTAACGGCGTGGCAACATCGAAAGCAGAGAACAACGGTTCCTCTATTGGTGTTGATTTCTCGAGCAACCTATCAGAAGGTATCGACGGCTTTGCCAAACTAGAAGTGGACATCGATGCAGATGATTCTGGTTCAACACCATTTGATTCAAAACTAGCATATGCTGGTGTTGACATGGGTGATGCAGGTATGCTGTCAGCAGGTAGACAAAACTCTGTATTCAAAGGTGCAGTAACATCTAAAACAGATGTGTTCCCAGAATATGGTAATAGTGCATCACAAAAACTGTTCAGTAGAGATTCACACACAGTAATCTACTCTAACACATTTGGTGCAATACAGTTAGATAATTTGATCAAAGTTGACGGAACAACTGGTAAATCAGGTGTTGATGTTTATGAAACTGCGGCTTCTATGGATGTAAGTGATAAACTAAACGTAGGTATTGCTTACTCGGATGACAAAGTA